GTCGAGGGAGGCCGGCACGTTCGCGAGAATGGACGGGCAACTCGCACAGCTGTGTTTTCTCGGCGAAATCTCGACGAAAAGTAGCCAATGGACGGGCGAATGGGCGGGCGAATGGACGGGCGCTTGCGCCGCGTCTGCAACTGTGGTAAACATAAGGATGCGGGTGGTCACTCACCCGCGAACTCGCCAAGCTGCTGGTAACAGCCGGCGAGGGATACGTAGTATACCAGCGCTCGACTCTTGGCACGTGGTTCGGACAAGCCGACGACCGTGTCAAGCAGTTGCACAATTTCGGGAGACCGACGATCGCGGTCCAGGTGGGCACATCTCGCGTGATGTGAATCAGAATTGTGTGGCTGATGGTGATCACTCGACACGCGACACGACCGACCGACGGCACATGGCTTTGGCCAGTCCGAGATGACTGGGCCAGTACTCAGAGACGTTCTGGATATGCCAGAGGGAGGGAGAGAGCGGGCAGAGGGGTTGAGGGGTAGGTATGTACAGAGAAGGGGGCAACGTGGATTTACGGACAGGTGACAAGATCGTATACACCAACGAGGGCAGCACCATCGGGCCTGATCGCCGCTGGAGCGATCAATATCTCCCGCAAATACGCGCGATCGTCGGACCCCGGCTACTAGTGCCCTCCTCGCTGGAACGCGATCGGAATGAGGGCGCGGACCTGGTCGTTCTGACCGGCCGCAACGTCACCATCGCGTGCCGGCTGCGTAGGCACGGGTATGCCACGCGCTACCCGAACCAATTCACCGTTCGCAGCCATCGAGATTCGGGGATGGCGACCGAGCTGGCAAAGATTCGGGAGGGATGGGGTGACTGGATGTTGTACGGCCACGAGGCCAAAAACAAAACCGATATTTGCCCCTGGTGGTTGCTTGATTTGAACGTGTTTCGAGCACTGCTCACGGAAAATGAGGCCCGAACGGTTCCTTACGCGCTCTGCGACGAGGCGGTATCGAACTTCGACGGCACTTATTTTAACGCTTATCACCTTGACCGCTTCCCCGCTAACAGGGGCCTCATCATCGCGTGGCGCTCATAAGTGTTGCGTCATATGTGCAGACCAGCTACACTTGTGTGAATGCAGCACGATTGGCCAGCACAAAACATTATCCATTTTCGTAGAGGCATTTTGCGGGTAAATGTCGAAAAGTTTGCCGAACATTGGCAGCGTGAGGATGGTCGCTCGATCACCGGACGCTCGATTCAAGCATACGAGCAAAATCAACGCCGGCCCAGCCTCTATGTCAGGCAGGCCATGTCTCGCGCCCTATACAGGCTAGGTAAAAAAGGGGTGGACGTCACAATGCCTATTGACAATCAAGTCTCACTTCTGTAGTATCACGATTAGCCCGATACACGGGCACCACCGCCGAGGAGGCGCGAAATATGGCACATTCTAACAACGGCCCGGATCCCGCTCCCGCCCCGAAATCTCAAGTACTACTCGATTACAACGCGGCCTGTGCGATTCAAGGGATTGCTGACACGGCGAACGCGCTGGCACTTGAATACACCGATGGATTCAACACGCGGCCCCGCAACCGGCGCAGGGCCGACTTGTGGAAGGATTTGAGGTCAGCGCTGACCTCGTATTCAACCGTTGTCGGTCCCGCTGTGTCCACGCGCATCCACCGTCAGCACTGCGGCCATGCCCTGGGCACGAAGGTGACGCCATGATTCTGCGCGTGACACTCCCAGGGGCACTCTATCGCCTGTCGCTTGATGCCTGCGGCGGTAAGAATGCCACGCTTAACATGGCGATTTGCCGACTCCTGGAGCACCCGGACTGGCTTGAGCAGACGGTTGATGCTATAGCCGAAGACGCCGCAGCGACTCAAGTTGGGAGGACAGCATGAATACATCACCAGAAATAAATGAAATCGCCACGGCACTCAGCGCCGCGCAGTATGAATTCTCAAAGGCCAAGAAGGGATCGCTCAATCCAGCGTTCAAGAGCTATTACGCTGACCTCGCCGCCGTGATCGACGCCGTGCGCGAGCCGCTCGCGAAATTTAAGCTGGCCGTAGTGCAGGAAGGCACGGGCGATCGGGACCGGCAGGAGGTGAACGTTCTCACCCGGATTACCCACGGGTCCGGGCAATGGATCGAAACGGGACCGCTTACTATCCCGGTCACGAAAATGGACGCATTCGGCTACGGGTCCGCGTACACGTATGCAAAACGATACGCGCTTCTCGCGGCACTGAATCTGGCGAATGAAGATGATGACGGGGTCGCGGCCGTGGGAAACACCCGCCCCGCCGCCCCCCTCCCGGTGGTGCCTGCGGGATTCGATGCGTGGCTTGTGGGCCTGCCGACGGATGCCGACAAAGGCGAGACGGCGCTCAAGGCCGCGTGGACGAAAGCGCCGAAAACATTTCGGGCGCATTTAACCTCCCATCATCCAAGGCATTGGGCGAACTTAAAGCTGTCGGCGGCGTCGGTAAAAGCAAAAAAACCAGCATGATTTTGCACTACATGTCACAACGCTCGGATGAGTGGTTCGCGGTACGAGTCGGGAAACTTACGGCGTCGGCGGCAGACAAAATGCTTGCGCGGACCAAGACTGGGCCATCAGCCCAGCGGCATGACCTGCGAATGCGATTGGCTTGTGAGGCGCTTACGGGGATGTCCTGTGAAACACCATTCGTACCGAATGCGGCCGTAAGCAGGGGCGTCGATTGCGAACCAGCCGCTATCTTGGCCTATGAGGCGCTCACGGGCCTTGTCGTGCATCAAATAGGGTTCCTGGAGGCAGAGGCATGATTGGCGCCGGCTGTAGCCCTGACGGCATCGTTGTGGACGCAGATGGGCGTCGAGGCTTAATCGAGGTCAAGTGTCCCAGTAGTAAAGTGCATATCGGCTATCTTCGAGCCGGGGTGTTGCCGCCCGCCTACCAGGCCCAGGTGACGCATGCACTGTGGGTTGCTGGCCCTGAGGATGGGCAATTTGTGGATTTCTTTAGTTTCGATGATCGGTTGCCCGAAGGTTTGCAGACATTCCTGGTGCGGGAATGGCGGGATGAAGAGAAGATGCGAGTACACGGGGAAGCCGTGGCGCTCTTCATGGCTGAGGTGGAAACAGAAATTGCGGCGCTACTCGCGCTGCGGGAGCAAGCGTAATGGCAGAGAAGGTATATCTGAAGTGCAGCGCGAAGAAGAAGAACTTTGATAACGGCGGCAGTATTCTCAATATTGGCATCAAGGCTGAGTCCTTGACCGCGTTTATCGCGGAACACACCAATGAGCGCGGGTATCTCAACTTGACGGTGCAGGAGAGACGGGAGGTCGGACAGTATGGGGACACGCATTCGGTGTCGCTTGATACCTGGGATCCCGCCGGTCCAAAGATAAAGCCCGTGGACGCATCAGATATTCCGTTTTGATGTGGGTGGTGCAATGGATTTCATCCGCTGGATGTTCTCTCGCCCGCGCACTAATCGGACGACCGGTCCGACTGAGCGTCCTGGGGCGCGTGTCACCCCTCTGGCTACGCGGGCAGCACCAGTTAGTCCGCAACGAATTTCACGGCGTGAGCTGGAAATGGCCGTTGACGACCAAAGCCCGTACGGGCACTCGCAGGCTTTGTGGCGAAAAAAATAACGCCAGCGCCGACGCCTGAACAGGTCGCTGATTATGATGAACGAGCCGCAATCCTGGAATACGACGCGGGATTATCTCGCGAGGAGGCAGAACGATGGGCGGCACATTGGTGTTTAGGACGACCCCTTCTCCAGTCGAGGTTGTGGGAGCGACTGAGGACGGGTTCGATACATTCTGGCAAACCTATCCCAGGCGACAGGCCCGTAAAGACGCGCTAAAGGCGTGGCGACAGTTGCGCCCCAGCGCCGAGGTGCAACAGGCGATCCTCGACGCCTTGCAGTGGCAGGTACCAGCATGGCCCGATCCTGCCTACACCCCGCTCCCGGCGACGTACCTGCGCGGGGAACGGTGGACAGACGAGCCGCTGGCCGTGGCTGACAAGATCGACACGCGGCTGCCGGCATGGGCGCAGGCGGCGATCACGGCGAGGTCGCGATGACTGAGACCTTCTTCAACCAACAGATGTCGAGGCTTATTGGATTGCGCTTTGTTCCCGGTGAGATGACGACACATTGGGAAGCGCTGCAAGACCTTCCCGAGGAGGTGTTGTCTCGCGCAGTGGCGCACGCAGGGCGCACCCGAGTGGATTTTCCTACCCCTTATCAGTTACGGCAAGACGCAGACATGAGTGGCACGGCCACGTTCGTCAGTGAGCTAGACCGCTCTGTCGATCTTGACCATCCGTTCAGTGTGGATATTCCTCAGACGCAGTCGTCTGTCCGCATCACGCGCGAGTGGACGTATTACTGCGAACAGTGTTCTGACGGGGGATGGCGCAGCTGGTGGTGCGGTGATCCATCACAGAAGAAATCATGGGTGCAGCATCAGTCCTGTGATACCCCTAACGATCATGCGAGCCACGAATGGGTTGAGCACTGTGTGTGTTACTCCAGCAACCCGGCGCTTGTCAGGAAACGCACCGCGCAGGAGCAGTATGCGATGCGTGAAACGACTCGCACGAGGGCGTAACGAGTTAACGAAGTTTTTTAACGGAACGGACACCTGATATGAGAGCCACTGGAGACGGGGTGCGAGAGATGATCGGACTGAGCCGACGGATGAGTCCAGAGGAACGTCTCGCTGGGGCGGTGATCTTGCGGGCTATTCAGGATTGTGCTCGCATGTATCGTCGCCACCAACCGACTGAGTCGCCAGTGAATCGCACGCCCGAGACACAGGACGCGGCACCTTCAGCGCGGTTTGCGACCTGGCCGCCAACACGCGGTGGATGGCGCTCAAGAGCTACTACTCGCACCCGCTACGTTTGCCGAGACTATGGCCTGAAGCAGTCAATCGATGCAGTTACGGCGCGGACGTTCCTCTCGCAACCGAGTGAGATTCTCAGTTTCTGGTGCAACATCTTAGGCGTAAGCCCCGAATTGATAATAAATGTCTATACACGCACGATTCGTCAGACAGCGCCTTGACCGCCGGTATCCGATGCCCACGGTGCGGTGAGGATCGACTGGTTGAGACGGTCATCACCGGAAGTGATCGACGGTATTTTTGCGCTGTCTGCTCTTATGAATGGGAGGGGGATTAGTTTTAATGAACGGCCATAGAACACTTGTATCGACTGTCTGTCTCGGATGCGTCGTCGCGCTATGCGCTTATTACTGGCATCAGCAATGCGACTATCGCTGGTAACCATCACCCTATTCGCCCTAGGGGCTACGGGTATGAGCGGATACCTCGTCGGGTCGTGGCATGCACGAGCGATTACCGAAGACGCCGCGAGGGTAGTGATCGAGGGTTTTTCTGTCCAAATGAGTGTGCTCGAAGGGCGCGTGATCGCTTTGAGCGATGTGTGTCGATGAGCCCGTCCTATGAGTTACGATGACCGCCAGTATCAGGCCCGCCTGGTGACCTGGCTCTGCTGCCGGCGCACGGTCTATGCGGTCACTTCCGACTTCGGCTGTTGTGCCTGCTGGGGACGACCATGACCGCCCGATCCACCTGGAAAGCCTCAGAACGCCGCGTGGCGGACGACCTCCTCGGCCAGCGCATCCCAGTCACCGGGATAGACCGGGACGGGGCTGACGTGGTGACCCCCCTGTTCCATGTCCAGGTGAAGCTGCGGAAGAGCCTACCCCAATGGCTCTGGAACTGGCTTGGCGGCATTGTGGGCGATGCGGCCCCGCACAGGAAGGTTGGGGTGCTGGTGCTCAAAAAACCCCGCCAGCGGGACGCTGAGGGTCTGGTGGTACTGCGCTACGAGGACTTCGTGGATCTAGTGGGGCGGATTGACGGGGAAGGCCATGATTGATCAGGGTGAGGCATATGGCGACGCCTTGCTGGCGGACGGATTTGAGGGGGCGCTCATCGGCTTCGGCTTCCATTTTAACGCTGCCGTAGCCGTCTACGACTACCACCGCTGCCTCGACATCTTGCGGAAACGGGACGGGATGGGCGAGGACGAGGCGAGAGAGTTCTTTGAGTTCAATGTAGTCGGCGCCTGGATGGGCCAGAATACGCCCGTCTTTATAACGAAAATAGGCGCTTTGAAGTTTCACTGATCACGGCCCACATGCACACCCTGATCGGCCCCCTCCCGCGACATCTCTACGCCTACGTGGATACCGGATTCACGCACCGCCAGCCCCAAGCCCCACGTTTCCAGCCGTGCGTCTGGTTTGGGCTGGTGAGCTATCCGGGGCGGATGTGGGGGTGTACGGTGCTATTGGAGAGCGGGGCCGTGTATCGGGCGCTCCCGGCACATGCCCTCGCCTTCACCGATGCCCCTGACACCATCGGGCCGGATGAGGCCCAAACGTGGGATTGCTACGGTGACCGATTCAGCGCCGTCGAATACCCGTACTTGGCGGGGTTAGCCTGTCTCGCCAAGACCGGCACGCGACACCAGACCGGCCACTATCTCTTTAGTGTGTCCCCGGTCGGGGATGGATTCTCAGCCTGCCCGGAACAGGCCAAAGAGTTCCATTTCCTGGCCCTCGATAGCGGTCGCCTCACCATCCAGCCCAC